CTCTGGGTCCCTATTTGACGGAGAAACCATCAACATTAGACAGGATTCGTTTCCTTCCTCATGTGAGCACTATCAGAATACCCTTCCCTGCGAAGGAAAGGCAACCTTAGGACTAAACTTCTCAGTTGTCATCCCGCCCACAATCAGAGCGATCAAGGGGACACTCGCTTTCCTGCCTGCAGGTTCAACGAACCTACAGGTTGTCGACCGGGTCAACAGTCGCTCTAAACACACTTGAGTGACGATACCATCTTTTCAACATCTTCGATTCGGAAGTCGGGGGAGAACCCCCTGACTCCCGTTTGTGGATGTTACGTGGAAATGGTAGGCCTGCGAACTCCGTTTCGATTGCTCGGAACGAAGCCCACAGGTTCTCGAGACCCTCCCAGTCAAGGGAGGAAATCGAGATTTCTTCAAGCTTAGTACGAAGGTCCCGAGCGCTTATGACCGCATCAAGGAAGGCTTCACGGTATACCGTCTCATTCAAGGAATCGACGACGTCAAACGGGGTCGACGCCTCTATCCCTGGATGCTGCGGTTGCCGATCTGCCCCCCTTGGTGCCGTGCCATAGTGCTCTCGATCCCTGTAGACCGTCCCTAACCTCTTAGCAACCTCGATTAGAGGTTTATAAGAGTCCAGGAATTCGAGAATGAGTTTCACCTCACTCTCGAAGAATAATCTACAAAGACCTTGAACCCTGGTCACAGAAGTCTTATACAGGCAAGTCACCGATTTTAACGGTAACCAGCCCTTTAGACCCTGGTAACCAGGACCCCCGGGACCGTAGAACGTGAGTATGTAGTTCCGGAGTCGTTTCGGAAGAAGGAACAGACGTTTCGACGCTGAAGCTTTCGCGCGGTATCCATACCCTAGGACAGATAGCATCTGCCCAAAAGATAAAGAATACTTACGCGTCAGCTCCAGTAGGCCAGCCAGGCTCTGGCGGCCTACTACGAACTCAGCGAATGGAACCATTGAAACGTTCACTCCGTTAAGGAATGTCCGCTTCGCAAATTCCAACGCCTTGCCCGATAATGAAATCAGAGACTTATGGTCTCCGATCCCGACGTCTAACGCCGACATTATCCCAGCGTACTCCTTAGCTACACAATCACGCGCTATGACTACGTCATCTCCCAAGACGGCGTAGCCCTCGTACCATGGTTTAGTAGAGGTAAGCACGCCCGCCTTAAAGGCGGACCACTGAACGATCGCATGGTGGAGAAACGCCAGCATCGCCCAAGAACTGAGCGCACCCATTGGTTGACCGGTAGCATACTGCACAAATCCCAATTCAGAAACGGTCTGTTTAGGACCGTTCCCAAATTTGATCTGTTTGGGACAGTAATACTTCCGACCGACCATCAGGCAACCCCACAGCTCTGCCCCCCAACTTGTTAAGAAGGGAGACAGTAGTACTTTTTGAAGTACGATGGGCAGTCGATCAGTCGCAGCCGACAAGTCAAATGAATACAAGGAAATAGGTTTGGAGAATTTCTTCTCTTCCACCTCTTTCCAAGCAAACAAGTTCCTTATCGGACGCTCCTGATCGAAAGTCCCATCCTGTGGTATTCGCTCCAATAACCCAAAGATCGCTTTATGAAGGCGATCAAAGAGCCACTGTGTCCAAGGGTCAACCATGGCGAACACCCGGACCTTACCAGCTGGTTCCGGTTTGAACCCAAGTTTCCCAAGCCAATTTGTTGCTTCGAACGGGCACGGAGGCCCGCCCGAGGATAAGGGAAGGGAATCCTCCCATACCCACAACTCTTTGGCCCAGGATTCTATCCGGTTCAGCACCCACTGGTTTCCAGTCATCTTACACCAATTAACTAAAATTGGATAAAGAGGACTGTGTAACCATGTAAATGCTGAAGCCAAAATAGATGCAGGAGAAGTGCTCTGGGCACCGCCTTGAACACTTCCTCCCCGCACCGCAGGTCCAGACTTAGGAATCAGGAATGGTTTAGCCCGGAGTCCCTTCATAAACTCAAGGGGACCCTCGCCCTCTTCAGACCATAGTGCGTCCGTGATAGTCCCATTCACATGGAACTTTCGCTTCAGCACATGGATGAAGTGGTTGAATACGAATTGACTAAATCCGTATGTCATAAGAGGATCTCCTCCGTATTCTTTGGTGATCGTATCTATCTTAACCTTTCCTGGAAAATCTATGATTCGGTATAATCCGAACATAGTCGCCCAGAATCGGATCGTCCAGATACAACCAGATCGAATACGAGCTCTATGTAGAGCGGGAATTATTGAAGGGATCCCACCATGAGACCGGCCAACTCGGGCCCCGAAGGGGGCCAGATCATGTAGTCGCTGACCACCTATAACCTGTTGGAGCATGGCAGAACAAGCCTTGAGATAAATCACAAGGTACTTCGTTCCACCGTGTTTATACAACCGGTGATAGGTGGCTAACGTCGTGATTACCACTTTGACGACTGAAAGGTTAACTCTCCGTCCCAGCAATGATACACATCCCAGGACGTGTACCACTGCCGGACGCCCAAGTTTTACCTTGAGCATGGCACTAAGAGACGCATAGGAACTTAGCAGTCGAGAATACGCACGACCAAGCGTTCGCTTGATGTTTGTGTTTATTGTCACTGTTAGTTAATATGTGTACCCTTAGACTTCGGTTTCCCTGTAAAGGGGCCGCAGCCAGCCTTGGAAGGCTTTGGTGAG